TTTTTACATCAATATTATAATTTAAGTTTGTTTATTGTTCAACTTAAATTATAATAGTAATCAAATTCATCTTTTGTTAGATCATTCAAATCTTTACCCGCAGGTAATAATACATCAGTTATAAAGATATCATTCGGCATATTTGCTTTAAATCGATAAGCTCCTTTTCTACCTGCCTCATCTCCATCATATGCTAAGATATAATTTCTAATTCCACTTTTTCTCAATATCTCAAATTGTTTTTGAGAGCCAGTTCCAAACAATGCTACTGATGGGTAATTCCAAGTTCTCGCTGTTAGTGCATTCAATTGAGACTCACATATAAGGGCTGTGTCACTACCCTTTTCAAGCAGATCATATAATAAGTAAACAGGCTTATCAACATCAGCAGGAATCCAAAATCGTTTTGTTTTTACGCTTCGAGCTGTTACCATCACTAATCTACGTTTTTCATCATAAACAGGAAATGTTATTGCATCTCGAGCTTTATCGTAACCAATACGAAATTCATCAACAACTTCTTTTGTTAACTTTCGTTGCCACATGTATGGATGATAATAATCATACTGACGTAGGATTGATTCATCAAGAAACTTTTGTTGAACTTGTGGTTTTGGATCAATTTCAATTTTTGGTAAATATAATTCCTGTTCAATCAACGTATTTCCATATCGCTGAATTAACCACTCCTCCGCAAAAGCGATGTCCTGATCAAACAAATCAGCTACAACTTTAACAAAAGGTTCGGAATACCCACAACTAAAACAATAAGCATAACCAGCCTCAAGTTCTGCACAGTCAGTGTCTGCAAGAATTCTACAACTTGGGTGTACTTCGAATCCATCCTTGTGGCTCGGACACGAAATAAGAATATTTGATTTATTTCTATTATCAATATTCTTTAGTTTACCGTTTGTTAATTCTCTTTGAATCTGATAAAGAATATTTATAATTGGCTCAGTTATCAACTTATTCTTTATTTTAATGTGCATTAGAACGGATTTCCTCCACCATATGAGGGCTCAAACTCATTTCTTAGTTCGTCACATTGATTTCCACTAAGAGGATCATTCTCAGTAGGAATAAACTGAAAAACACCCTTATCTAAATCAATTGCGTACTTCAACTTCGCACCAGCTCCTGCGTCACGAGCTTTCGATAAGTGCATTGTTAGTACATGATCTTTCTGTTCAAGAAATACAACAACTGTGGAATCTTGACCAATTCTATCAGCTTGTGCAATGTTTGATACATCAGGTCCTGAACCCTCTGCAAGCAAACTTCTGTTCTGCTGTGAAACAGCAATAATAGGAATTCTTTTCAATACCTGAAGATTTTTCAAATCTTTTGAAATGTTTGCTGCTCTTGTTACCGGATCTTTTGCTTTACGCTGATCTTCCATCAATGAATGTTGGTCAATGAATAAGATATCGAGCTTTTCCTTTTCAATAAATGCTTCAAGATCATTAACAGTTGCTGAATGTTTAATCATTTTTGGAGTTATTACTTTTAATGATCCAGAAATTTGTGATTGAATCTTTTCCAAAAACGATTTGTATACATTCATCAAATCTGCATTTCCATGAATAATTCCACTGTTTGAAATATGCCCCGCTAAAGTATCAAATCTATATCCAACTTTCAGCTCACTCATTTCACCAGAATACAGACCCACATTTAGACCTTGCTCAGCTGCCGCAATTGCACACTTTAACAATACCCAAGATTTACCAACACCAGGTCTTGCAACAATTGTAGCTAACTCTTCAAGTCTATCCCAACCTCCGATTAATTCATCAAGCTCTGTGAAACCTGTTTTAACATAGAACTTTGAAAAATCTTGTGTGCGTTCTATGTATGCATCGTAACGAGATTGATCTCTAATAATATCAACACAATCAATATGAGTCGAAGAAACAATTTCTTGAGATGATGTTGTAAATAGAGCCATAGCACCTTCAACATCTCCAGAATTAATTCTATCACGAACACCATTAAAGATTTGTGCAAGAGCTCTCTTGTTTCTGTCTCTATAAAGTTCATCAATGAGATAATTTGGATTTTCTGCTACTTCGATCCAATCGAAAGTGTCAAATTTATTTGCAAATGTAAATTTATCAGGTATCTGACCATAAGTTGACAGATGCTCTCTGATAAAATTGTATTCATCTTTAAAATCTGAAAAATATGACTCATCCAGACTATTTACCATCAATAGTGAACTATCACCCGTCTGAAGTAAATAGTTCAAAAACTGTAACTGAACGATTTTAATCACCTCCTACTGCAAAATAATAAGTACTTATCTATGAGTTAGACCTCTTTTATCACTGCCGAATAACTCAATATTTGTTGACAAGTTCATTATTCTGCTGTAAAGTCTGTCGCCAACTTTCTCTCGAAGTTCATTACCAGTTAAGTTTGATGTGTAGATATTGGACTTATTCATATCAATTCGTGTATTGATTAGATTCAATATCTGCTCATGTTCCCACGCTGTAAGAGATTTTGTACCAACTTCATCAAATACAACTAGATCAGCTGTAAAGATGTTTTTCTTAATATGATCTATATAATCACTTGAAGTACTAATAGAATCTTTTAATGCAAGAATAAATCTTGGAACATTAATAAACAACACCTTGCATGTTAAATCTGACTTGTGCCAAATCTTACCAACATATGATTGAAGTAATCTTAATGACCAAGCTGTTTTGCCATTTCCACAGATTGAGGAATGAATGTACAGATTTGTTCCATCCTCAACAAATTTCTCAATATTTTCTTCAATTTTCTTTAACTGAATGAATGCTTCTCTATCTGTTCCATCATCATCAATTCTTAAAGATTGATATTTTCTCTGCTTCGGAGACATTAATGATTCGTCATATAAATAGTTGATGCGAAAAAATCTTGGACAATAGATTGCACTATGTTTACATTCTGCGTCAGTGTTGTGATATTTCCAACACTGATCCTGCAGATAACATTCATCACTTAGCTGAATACCTGACAACTAATCACCACCTCTCAAAATACCTCATCACTTAATCTTTTTCTCAACTGAGGTTGAACAGGTTGCTGAGGTTTATTTACTACTTGCGGTTGATATTGAGAAGCATCAATTCTAAAATCTTTTTTGTAGTTGTTAATAGCCCAGGTCACATCTCTATAACCATTAATTGATGCAATTTCAAGAATTTTAAGAGCTACATCAAGATTTCTATTTGAAAATTGATCAATTGCCGATTGAGCACTTACCACAGCTTGTTTTGTCATCCAACCTTCCTTCTCATACACAGCGTCAATCCAGTTACAATATGCACTATGAAGTTCTGGATTTAGTGTAATGATATTTGTCTTTAGATTATCACGAATTGTTTCAGCCTTGCTCTTCTTTGGCTGTTTCTTTTTAACAATTCCTGAAATATCTTTTACAAGATCTTCATCAGGAGACATTACGATGCTAGTGAGAACTGTTAGATTGATCTGTAACCTCGACGGATTATCAACATCTCTTTCAATTACACCAATCTTAGCTAAAGTTTCATCGATAGCGATCTGCTCATTTTCAGTTAAAGTTGTTCTTGATGTAATATATTCTCGATCTACTGTGATGTAATCACCGTCAATCTTATTTTTACGAATTGCCTTCTCATTAATATCAATTAACTGAGACACATATATGGATGGGTTCAATCCAATCATATGAGCTAGTTTAACATTAAATTGTGCATAATTCGACATGCTCAAAAGATCGATAAGCATATTATTCACCACCCTCATGTAACAACTTGAAAAATGAATCATGCTGCAACCGTTCTAAACATGTTAATGTTTTTGCACGAATTGTAGGAGATCTAAGCGACATAAAATAAGAAAAACCATCCTTAACAGTGTCTATATCAATCTTATATTTTTTAGAAAATGAATTAATATATGTATCATCAATATTAACAATGAACTTTGTTACTTTTTTAACATTGAATTTTGTAGTAACTACATGTGTTTCAGAATTAACAGAGACATCAAACACATCTTGAGAAGATATAACATCAATCAGTACTGCTACAAAGTAATCCTTCTTACTAAATAATTTTCTTATGTATGATTCAAGTGCCCATTGAGTTATACCATCAGTGACATTCTCAGAACACGCAGGTTCTTCAACAGTACTTCCAAATAATTCCGTTAACTCATCGAGACTTAACATTCCAAAATTATCTTTTCGTTTTTTACGATTGATAAATTGATAAAATGTTAATCGAGCACACTTCATACATCGATTAATTACTTTATCTGGTCCATTTGGATCTTTATAGATTGAGCTGTCTTCACGGTCCCAACTTGTTGCTTTCAGACATCCATAAACAGAATCTTCAAGCCATTCATAACAATCTTCAGGAGATGCAACATTCTGACTCATATAATAATATTTCGGAATTAAATTCCAGTACCGATACATAATTGCTGCAAAATATGAATCTTGTATATCAGGTCTTCCAGCGTTCTTGACATATTCACGACATAAATCATTTTTTGATAACTTCTGCCAATCGTCAATTAGATCCGCACATTGACGATAGAGTTCTTTATATTCGTCTAACATTCAGTCAATTTACTCCCTCCCTTAGGTTCTTATTTGTTAATTATATTATAAATGATACTAAGAGTTTAATCAACTAGAAAATAAAAAGCGCCACTGATATGTGACGCCTACTTACTCCATCACACTTTACAATACTAAGTATAATGGAAATAGATAATTTATTCAACTAGATAAATTCTTCAATATATTTTCTGAGACTGTTAAGACCTTTTTCAGAAATCTTTTCATCAACAATGTAATCGGAAATAGCTTCTTTATCATTAACAATTTCCCAAACTCGTTCGTCAATTGTATCTTTTGCAATCAAGTTATAGATAAATACTGGATTTTTTGCACCAATCCTGTGTATACGGTCAGAATTTTGTTCAAACTCTGCAGCTGTAAAGGGTGTGTCAATAAAAATCATATAACTTGCAGCTGTCAAAGTAATACCTGTTCCTGATCTTTGCCAAGTTCCAAGAAAAATTCTTGTTGAGGGATCATCTTGAAATTTTGTTTTTGATAATTCAAGCTCAGCATCATCTTGGTCACCTGTTCCAAGAACAACACCATAGTTACATAGCTGTTTGTATAATTCATAAACAGTTTGTTTGAATGTTGAGAAAATAACAACTTTTTCTCCACATGATATCAACTGTTCAGCAATATCAACAGCTCTTTCAATCTTTGATGACTCAATACTTTCAGTTGTTAATATTGAGGGGCAAGCTGTTGCCTGTCTTAATCTAACAGTTATTGCAAGTGTGTTAGCTGTTGTTAACTTAACTTTATCAACTTCAGCTGCAATTCCCTCTTTTATATTATTGTAAAAGATTGATTGAGCATCATTTAACTCGATATATTCAGGTATAATTGTTTTTGGAGGAAGATCAAGAATATCTTTTGTTCTTCTAAGAGAATACTTTTTTAACTGTTCTTGTAAAACAGTTAAATTCTTAAAGCCAATCAACATGTTATTGAAAGGCCCGCCATAAGAACAATAGTAATATCTGTAATTACTAAATGTTGAATGCTCGTGTCCTAACCACTTTAATGGAACATACGCATCAAGTGGATTGTTCATAATTAATGTTCCAGTGGCACCAACACGATGTTTTGCGTTATTCAACTTCAATAAATTTTTTGATTGTTGACTGTTCTGACCTTTACATTTATGTATTTCGTCAACAACAATCATATCAAATTTATTATGTTTATTCTTTAACAAAGCTTGAATAATTTTGTCATTTCTTAATGTTTCCACATTTGTAATAACAAAAAATTCCTCAATCGGATTTTTTAACTGTTCCAGTCTCTTGTCAATACCATCAACAACAAACTTGCCCTTTTTGTTAATTCTCTGACCTAAAATTGTGCATGATAGATTTGAATGTTTTTCAATTTCTGATTTCCAGTTGGTTTTAAGAGAATTAATACCACAAACAATCAAACAATGCTGTAGATTTTCTTTTTCTTTAAGCTCTTGAGCAAGGTAAATAAGCTGTAAACTCTTGCCAAGACCAGGAGCATCTAAAAGAAGAAATCTGTCATGCTGCAATCCATATTTAATACCGTCAAGCTGATAATCAAACGGTGTTGTCTTGTAAGATTGTAAAGTCACATCAAAACTAACATCCTGATCACATTCAAGTAAGTTAAGGTCAACTGAATCAATCTTACAACAACGATCCAGAAACTCACTTAACGCAGTCAACGGAATTTCCCACTCCCTTGTCTCTGGGTTAAAGAACGTATTCTGTAACAACTTAATTTCATCAACAATAAGTTGATTAAAATCAAACGATACAAATAGGGATGTTAGACCAGGAACTTTTACAGTAGGTCGTTCATATATTCGAATCATTCTTCACTCAAAAATAATGTATTTGTATGCATTTTTGAAACATAGGGCTCATCAAAATTCTCTAATTTTGTCGGCTCAACAACAAATGTAATCTTTGCACGAACTTGAAATTCTGTATTACAATTGTCACATGTATATGTATCAATAACATCCATTGAATTGCCTTCAAAGTCTAAAATATGACCATATACATCTCGAACAATGTCTCGAGGTCTTCCAAAAAACGGATGAGGAACAAATATTTCAGCTGGTAAATATTCTCTACCACAATGTGGACATTCAATAATCTCAAATTTTCTTGGCTTCATGTTATATACTTCTCTATTCAAACATAAAAATAATAATATATAGAACTATGAAAAATATTATAGCTCTATATATTATTATATACATTTCAATACGGTTAAATCAATGAAAACTGTAAAATATTTAGTTAAAAATTTTTGTTATTATACCACTCCACCATCAACTTCAGTTAATGAATTATTGATTGTTGCATTACTAAATCTTGCTCTTGAATTCTCATTGATTGAATAAGTTCCGCTACCAACAGGGCTTTGTTCATTCAATATGTGTAAATACTTAACTTCATAATCAGTAACTAATTCAGGTATTTCAATTGATGTTTCGGATTCAGATGAACAGAACTGTATACCTGTAAACACTGTTTGATCATTGTTATCAATTGTATCTGCACCACACAATAATGGATTCGATGGACTCATCTTATTAATAACAATTGCAGCGTAAACTTTACTTCCACTAAATTTGAGTGGAGTTTGTTTTGAACCTTCTAACACAAAGTAATAACCATCAATAACAAACTCAAATGATCCAGTTGGATCGAACGTTTCTGATATAACAAAACTTGGAATTTCTGTTGTTGATCTAATTATATTTCTTAAATTTACTTCTGATAGAAGATGGTCAGTTAGTTGTTCACTTCTATGTGTTCCAAGCGGAAAAACATGAACTTTGTTTGAACTAAGATACACTTAATTGCCCTCCTCAAGAATTTGATATTGTCAATACCCACTTCAATTGAGCCTGACTACCACTTCGGATAATATCATACACATCTTTGTTAAATTCAACAGCTGCAAGAATTTCTGACTTATCTTGACCCACAAGGGCTAATGTTACAACTACAGGTTGATAAGTTGCTGATAATAACATTGAGGAATAAATTGTTGAAATAAAATTTGAATCAACTGTGTCACCACTATCCGTTGTGTACCTTGTTATGTCAACAAAGCGATTCAACAACTCTGAATTCTTATGTAACCGTACATCTGGTTTTTGTATCAGCGCATCTTTTGTAGCTTGATATAACATCACATATGTAGGCAGTTTAGAAGAACTAAAATTTTCTACACAAAGAATTGATGCAATTAGCTTGAATAAATATTTTGATGCGGAATTATATGTAACAAATGTTTTGTCATTTGCCGTCAGATAAAGTTTACCGCTATATACTAATGATGATTTTTGTGTCATGATGTAGCCTCATTTTCTGCAATTACTGTTAATCCAACATTTGATTTTAGCTCGTGATTATCTTTACCCTCAGGAAGAACCTCACTAAGTTCATTAACAGTGCTGACATTATATGTAAGTTTATCACAAAATCGGATATATGAATTATAAGAATCAACACTTACAATTTTATACTCAATTAAGAAGCCAGTTGGTAATACATATTGAAGTAATTCAAACAATAGTTCATCAACTTTGAAAGCTGAAGCAAATGTAAGAATAAGTCTTGAATTTATTAATTCAGCTTCATCATATGTTGCAAATGCATTTTCTGAATGTGATAGTCTTGAATATAATGTAAGAATATAATCAATTGCAATTTTTGAACCTTTGTATCTCATAATAACTGGAAATGCAGTTAAAATGTACCTCAAAGAATCATCAGGAACTTCAACAGTACTAAATAGACCTAATTTTGTTTTCAGAAGATCTAAAAGTGTTGCATCACATTCTTTTGTTGATGTTGCTCTTTGTAACGAATCAATTGAATATTTTGTACTATTAAATGCAGAGTCATATAGTCTGCAGAATAACTGAAAATCTCGTGACTCATTGACATATACTTCAGGTACATTATTTTGTAATCTAAACAACATGAATGATACCTCTTATTTTATATTTGATGACACAGCTACGTCACTTGTATCAGGTACCCACTGAGCAATTGAATATTTGTTGTATACGTGATTTTTATCAAAGAAAGAACTTGCAGATAAAGGATCAGCCACAAGCAACGATGTTGGAACAACATATGTATAATTGTATCTATTTTCAGTATCAAGATCAATAAGAAGATCAAGTCTCTTATTGTAAGTTTCACCATTCATTGTTATGTTGTATTTATATAGCTGACCTAACGTAACAGTTGTACTTGCGTTCTCTGGTGTAACAACTTCCTCCTCTGTTGGAGAATAAATTGCTTTAAAAATAAGAGATTTTGCATCACTCGGTATATCAAAATAATATGTACCAGCCAGTACTTTTTCCATTTCATCTATTTTTATCTTATTGACTGTATCGAGTTTAATTCTTGTAGCATCAGCTCTGTCTGAAGTACAATAATATGCTTCAAACCCATGAATATCAACTCCGAATGTTATCGGTAAAATATATTTACCTTCAATCAGATTAATGAAGAATTGTTTATCATATGCGTCATTATCTCCGGACTCAACATATCTAGCAACATTCCAATTGATTGCGAACATTGAAGGAGATGTTCCAGCAGGTAACTTTTGTGTTTCATAAGAATATATGTTTACAGGTGTTAACTTTTCTGTTAAAATATCTCTGTATCTAACATCGCATCGTTCACCTCCAACAAGAGACAAACTCATATTTGATTGCAATGATAAACCACCAGTACCATCAAATACATTTTCTTCTTTCGGTGGATCAGTGAGTTTATCTTCATCAGTATAGTAGTAAATCTTTTGTCTCGATGTAAGATCCTGTGGTTTTGTTGAAGACATATTGATATTCAACAATGAATATCCTCTCCAACATGTTTCAGGATCACTACGCATAGGTAGAGTTGTCACATCACCTTCATCATTCTGATAAGTAATGCGGAAATTTGTTAATTCATATGGTTCATCATTAACAAATGTGCCAGTACTCTTAACAGTTGAGAAATTTCTAAAATTAATAGCTGGTGGAATATCTTTAGGTAACTCATCTTTTTTATAGTTGTTAAGATCAACGCTTTCGTCACCAAGATCCATCTCACCAACATATGTTAATGACACGGTATTACCATGACCTACTTGATAGTAAGTTGTTTCTGTTACACTGAGAGAAATTCCTTCAGGTATGACAAACCATAAAGCATTAAAATAGTCAATGCCATCAGACATAAATTTATCATTATCCATGGGTCTAACAGCCCACTCACCATCACCATTTGATCTTTCAATGATTGTTCCATATCCAAGTGTATAAAAAGTTGTTTTACTTGGGTTTGCATAGAAAAGGTGCTCACCAGTCTGTAAAATTCTTTGAGTTTCACCGTCTCGGAATAGAACGGATTTATTACCAGATGGATTAGATAATGACCAATAGATATTTCTTACCTGATTATCTTTTGTATTGAAAATTAACTTATTTGGTTTTCTAATTGTGATATTTGTTGATCCTGTTAATGAGAATCCATCACCTGTTAACTTCGCAATATACTCCGTTAAAGATGCTGAATATGATTCATTTTCTTCCTTAGTAGAATGTGATAGAACTTCACCAGTAACTTGCTGAGTTATATATTCAGTTGACCCTTTACCTGCAGGCAAGCTCATTAAAATACTATCCGGAATTTTCGGTAATCTATATGGATCCGGATTCGGCTGTTTCTTTAATGAGAAACCACCAGGCTGAACAATCTTACCAAGAGAGGATGAACTTGAATCAAACTTATGATACAGGTAAGGAGCGTCATCTTCATTTGAATCTTTCCAAAAGAAGATAATATACTCATTATCCTTCATTGTGTATTCATCATCAATTTGAATAAGAACTGACTGATCTTTTTTGTTGCTATAAGCAGGCCTTTCCTTACCAGCCTGACCAATATTATGAATATATTTTACATAAGAACTAAAAGGAGCTGCTGCTTCTATTGTATTTGGGGCTAAGAAAATTAAATTTTCATTCTCATCAAGCATTGTCGTATCATACTTCAACTCAGTAATTTTACTTGTAGAACTTGAACCCTCTTCTGTTTTACCATCAAGCACAACCAACTGTGCATCAATTCTGGTTTCTGTTGTAAGATGCGTTATCTCATTAACTACATCAACTTTATTCTGATATAATGAATGAGAGAACTGTGTATCTGGTTCAAGTAGCTGTGTTTTACCAGCAAGAACATTTTTTACAAAAATCTCATTCTGGAATTTATCAATAAGATCAGCTCCAACTACTTTTGTAAAATACTGAACAAAAGTATTAAATTCACTAAGATCTGTTATTTTTCCATCAACAAGATTAACAGCTGTATAGCACTTTTTGGTTGGATCAAACGCATAATAAACTACACCTGAGGTTGGCTTAACAGTTTGATCAGGTACTGGTTCGTATTCAATCGCGTTGCGGTCAATTTGAACTTCCTGAATCTTATCATTTTGATCCATATACACTGCGTAAGTCTCATATGATATTTCATCAAGTGTAACAGCTCGAATACGAGAATCAGCAGCCATGATTGTGTCATAGATTAATGAATAATCAGCACTCTCACCAAAATTGATTACTCGTGAGTTCAATGTTTTACATAAGGCTGTTACAATATTTTTTAGAACATCAATTTCTTCGGTTGCTGTTAATTTACTTAATGGAATAATTCTTGAGTTGATCGGAAACTTATTCTTAATCATCATGATTCTTTCATGATTTGATTTTATAAAGTTGTGCTGAACAAACTTGACATCATCGATGCCTGCAAGAACTGTGTTCCAATCTGGGCTTTCATCATTCGGATTGATAACAGTAAATGTTTTTTCAAACTGCTCACCATTTGTTGGAATACCGATGTATGAAAAACCATAAAGACGTAAATCAAAGGCAGTCATTTCATCATGACTTTGATTATCAGAAGTTGTCTTCACAACTGTTGTTAGTAGTTGAGTTACATCATTTTTAGTATTAACATCGATAACTTTATATGAAGATTGAGGGTCATTTGTTCTGTCACATACAAATCCATTTGATAATAACTCTGCTGAGTACATGAAATTTTCATAATCTTGTCTACTAACAAGAGTCTTGAATGTTTCTTTTACTTTCTGATAATTCTTATATGCAGTATCAATTGATTCAGGATTAAAACCATTGATTGCTTCTTCAACATTTGTAATAGAAACATTATCTGATGTTAACAAAACACCATCTTGTACATTAAATGAATTAATGTATATTTTAACAGTTGTGTCTGCATAGAACTGTTTTAATCTTTGTTTACCAATATTACCATCAGAACCATTTGTTAATACATATTTAATTCTGATACCCTTACCAATAATATTTTCAATGTCATCAGGAAATTCAATGTAACATGAAGAGCCATCAGCTGTTAAACCAAATTTATAACACTTAGTACCAACAGGTTGCAGCATTAAGTTATCAACCTGCTTCCAATCGTTTAGATTAAAGACTGAAGTTGTTGATGAATCATCTGCAATAAAAATACCGTTTGAAGGAATATTTAGTCCAGAAAGATATAATCTATTATTATAATCAATGTTATTAACTGTTATAGTTGTCTCACCATTGATTGTAAAGTCAGTAATAATACCTTGAATTGCAGGAACATCTTTGGTTTCTCCATCTGTTCTCAACATTACATCAGCTAAAGTTGTGTAGATAACTTCATTGTCAATATCTGAAATCATTGTAAACATTGGAATAACATACGTTCTATGATTTGCCTGCAAACTAAGATCAATTTCAAGGTCGTTTGGGCTAAGTATCGACAAATCAGATTGAGAGATTTCAGGTTCTGACTTCATTGCAAATGATACTGTTGCAGTTGCACTTTTATAATACTGCATATAGTATCCACATTGTTCAAATAATTGACGTGCATTTGTATCCTGTGTAACTGACAGAGGAAACAATTCAAGAATGTTCTTATCAATGTTGTAGTTATTTTTATCAGCCATCAGAGCTGCAAGTTTCAGTAGTACAACACCTGGGTCACTTTCGTCCGACAAGGATGGATCCCACTTGTACGAAATCTTCTTTGCCAGATCAAGTAACTCAGGATAAATTTGACCGAAGTCCTTGTTTGTATATGATAAGTTCGATAAACAACGCTCGTACTGTGTCATTGTGGTCTCCATTCATTAAACAAGATCAGAACTTGTTAACTTAATAACATATAGATCTGAAGTATTATCAAATCTATACCAATACTCAATATGTGCATATAGATCAGTTCTGTCACTTGTTATCTTTATAGATTTACGTGTTAAAAATATTTGTGGTATAAATGTAATCAATGTTGTGTATATTTTATCAATTACTAGATCCACCACTATTGAGTTTGACTGTTCAAACAGTGATTTTTTCAATGTTGAACCAAAATATGGATCTCCGAACAATGTTTCTTGTTCAGACATAAGAACTAATCTCATATTTGATTTTACAGCTTCTTTATCAGGTAATAATCGAGCTGTTACGCTACTGAGCATATCTGGAAAATTAAATGAATACATTGATTATTCTCCATTTCTTTATCGCTCATATATAATGTTGATTGTATTTTCAACATCCTTAACAATTATTGTTAATTCATCATCCGAAGTTATTCTTGTGTATGTATACTCGTTATTCTCAAGTTGTTCAGCCACTGTTATTTGCTGATTATAAAACTTAGCCACAATTGTTTCCTCAACTGTATTTTCAACTGCACCCTGATGCATGTATGTATGAGTCACAGTAACAAAATAGTGTTGAACAGCCTTTTCCAATAGTGCAACTCGTTGAGAAATACTATTCAATTGATCTTGAATATTGTCACTAATACCACTCAAACACTGTATTTCAGTAGAAGTAACATCACCTATTGTTGTAGCATCAGGTAATGTTGCACGAATTGAAACAGCTAAATCTTTGAACAACATATTACATTGAGTTGAAGTCATCTTTGACCTGTAAAGATACCCAAGAATAATTGCTTCATCTTCATTCTTTTCATCAAGTGCAACATAAACAATATCACCAATCTGTATGTTTGGATCACAGCCTGGTAATGTACAAACAAGCGCAATGTTTAAGTCACTTGTTTTTGTGTGTTGTGAGGATTGGGGCATTCGATCAAGTTTCGGTATTCTGATTCGAATTTGATACGGATCAACTATTTGTTCAACAATGGCTTTTGTAATCATTTATCCACATCCTCATAAAAATTTACATACATGCGCTTATGTTCACAGTAATTTTCATATATTATATTATACAATGGCAACTTGGTTACTAACTGTTTGTCAACAACATTTAGTTTCTTTCTTGTGGATAAACATATAAGAGCAAGTTCATTTGTGTACTGTAATTTACCACTTGTGCATAAACAAAGGTAATAGTGAGCTAAAACATGTTCTCTGTAAATCAAGTTAACAAGATTACTTAATGAATTGTCAATAGGTAAATTATTTAATTTGAACCATGATTTTGGGATAATGTGATGAGCATTTGTTAAACCGTGTCGCACATTTGTTTTCGTATTTCTATCAACAAGCAAACAATACTTATCTAGATATTCATTATCAATAAAACTGTCACATGATAATAATGTTTGTTTTGTATTAATCATCTCCAGCAACTCTTAACAATGTTAATGTTGTTTTATAACCACTACTGTTAATTACATCTTCATGTTTTGTAATGATATAAAATCCACTTGATACATGCTTGTGTCCATAAAAGTAAGCATTTACTTTAACATATGACATCAATATTGTCGGTCTCATTAAACCTTTTAGTTCCAATTTTGCTGTGATCGGAAACTGAGTCATCTTTGTCCACCAAGTTTTGTCTGATGCTGTGGTCTTAAGATATCTTGATGAAGATGTTACTGATGAAGATGCTGATGTAATCATTTCACCATGTCTATCAATTGAATAAGAGTATTCAGGCAGTTTCATATCACTTGATGATTTATAAAGTATAGACCATGTGTCATCATTAACAATAGAAAAATTTGTAACATTACTTGGACTTGGAAAACCAACATCAACTTCATATGTACTGTATGTGGAGTCACTTGATGTACCAGCTGTCACTTTTTGAACTTTGAAATATGATCCACCATATTCATTAGTTGTGTCATCATAAACAGCTAACATATAGTTTGAATCTTTAATTGATGAATTTGTATTTGTTACACTTTCCATACATGTTACAAGATAATTCAAATAATCCAGTGGACTGATTGATTGCTTAGCTTCAATCTCAACAACTTTATCATCACCAGCAATCAATGAATTAGCTGCATTTTTTGTCTTGTTTGTCATTCCAGTAAATACTGATTGTAAACCTGTTGTAACATCATTTAGAAGTTCTTTTAAAACATCACTAGGTTTTGCTTTTCTTTTATTGAAAGATTTTGTACCTGCAAGCAATGATAAACATGTACTAACACAACTAACTGTATATACTATTTTAGATTCAGAGAAGTTTGTATTGCTTCTAACCTTTGTAATCAATGCTTCTTCTTCTTTATAAATATATGAAGGCATTTCCCAGTCACCGTAAGAAATCTTCAAACGGCGAGTATCAGAAACTGAACTAAATACATTTTCAATTAAATTTGGATCATCAACTTCAGTGATACCATATTCAAGAACAATTGAATATTGATTAACTGTTCCGTTTACTTTTGTTATATTCAGTGATTGAACAAGCTCTGGGAATGTCACCTTTGAAGACAATCGTTGCTTAGAGGACATGTCACTTGCATAACCGAATGTGTAATTGCCGATTGTAACAATAATAAATGGTGATTCAATTAAGTTTTCACCCGAAACTAAAGAACTAAGTTCAGCCATAATTTATCTCCATTAGATATCAAATTCAAGAGTTGAAATTGAAGGTATCTTTATTAATTGCCCTTCTTTTAATTCAGAAAATGGATCTTGGATATGATTAAATGAACAGATAACCCAGTATAACGTTGGATTATTGTAAAACTCAAGGGCAAGAGTGTCGAATGTGTCGCCCTTACTTACTTTATATGTTGTGTATGTTGTTGTATCTTTAAGATATGCTGTAGTTCCATAAATATATTTATCGTCTAACTTGTGATAATAATACGGAAAGGGGCTATATCTTGATAACTTTGTATAAGATTTGTAAACTTTATCAGTTAATACATCCATTTAAGTTCACCTCTTATATTGATGATGTGGTTGCAACTTGACTTCGACTGCCCGTCCAACCACCTGCTCTAACGCCACCGCTATTGGGTCCGCTGCCTGATGACTTCCAAACTCTTCTTTCAAGATCAGTACTTAAACCACGATAACTACCTAAAGTCATAACAGAATCGGCATCATATGGTTCAATCTCATTTATCGGAAAGTTGATATCAACAAGTGCATACTTGTCATTTCTCAGAATTGGTCCACTAAATGTTGTTGTAATTGCACCAGCAACAACACCTTTACAAAAAATATCAGTACCAAATCTAACAGCGATGATAGGTGGATTAACCATTTTTTCGGCAGCTGCGTAACGAGGTAATGTTACAGCTTGCAACTGTTTAATCAATATATCAACATAATCTTCAGAATCAAGGTTCGGTACATTTAGTGATGAAGCGGATGTATTAATCTGATTCATCAACTCTCTATGTAAATGTAGATCAACAGTAAAAGATCTTGGGCCAGAAGCGGAATATGAATAAATCGGTGCAGATCTTGCTAACGGAGTTGTTGGTGTAAATGTTGCACTCATTGAGTCTGAAATAGATTCAGGATAAGTTGGAATTGCAATTAATGTATCTGTGTGATACAAATACACATAATTGTCAATCATTGAAAAAATTTTTGTTGATGAACCATTATATTGATAATCTTTATTTACTGGTGTATTTGACATTATCTATTTACCACCCTTCTTGATTTCAAATATTCAAAGATTCTTTCAACATCTTTATTGCCATAACCATCTTGGTCTTCCATGAAAAATTCATGTGAAGCTGAATTCAACAACCTTAATGTGGCACGTTGAATTTCATCATCCCATACACCTTTACTAATTTGATTGTGGCTTCGGAATGATGCATAACCAAGATCAAGAGCACCAATAGTTTCTTGCATTCTTGCGATATTGCCTGTTAATCTATCACGCGGAGAAACAACATTCCATAAAAGATATTCAATTAATCTGTCACTAAATGCATATGATTCTTTTGTATTTGATCTTAGTAAACTTAATGCGGATAATGCGGATTTATAATCAACTACACAATTAACATCTGTTGCAATTTTATTTCTAACTGCATAGTTACCTTCGAGAACAACAATTGAAGATGTTAAATTTTTTGGAACTTGCATAACTAAATACAAATTTGACTGTTGCTGATATAATTCTTTATCAATTGTTAAATCATCTTTATGGTCGCCGATTTGCACACTAAATAAAAATGGTTTATCAAATCTGGCAAATGATTTTTCTTGAAATGTACCTTCAAGATAATCAGAGTAGTATGAAGATTTACCACTACGTTTTACCATACCTGACTTGCCGTAAATTAAACATCTCATCTGAAATGGTGTATCACAATCAAGCGCGATAGTATATATCTTGTCAAATTTAATTGGAATAGCGTAAACAGTGTGTGTTGGTAAATTTCCAAATATATATGTATAGTCAAAGTCTTTTGTATCATCTTGTGGATACAAAGTATGTTCTGGAAACAGTAAATTGCTGGGATACAGAACATCTTTTGACACCTGATAAAGATGCACATCATCTAGCTCTTTTGCAGAGAAACAATTGTAATAAGGCATCAGATCAATTGAAGTTCTATTCTTAATATATCTAAGATAGTTACCAAGCTGTTTATGAGTTTCACTATCATACCAATGAACATTTGAGTTGTATGTATATAGATTATTCCTGTCCGCAATCGACTCATCGTAGTGATCAATGACTTTAAACTGGGCAGGTTCTTCACCTGTGCCAGGATACAATACAGCTGAAGGATATAATGTGTCAGAGGGGAATAGTTCATCTACATTATCATCTATGTATAATTTACCTGTTTTATAACATTTAATAATAAAGTGGTCAAAGATATAAATGCAATCTTTGATTATGATATCACCCTTCTGGACACAATCCAGAAGGGGTTGAACTTCTTTTGATAAAAGACATTTTATAAAACGACCTACTAATGTGTCAGTATTGAATTTTTGAAACACTTAAGTTATCCTCCAAATTCAATATGTAAATGAAATTTTCTGCAATGTTGTGTCGAAGTTATCATTTGTAACTCTAACTGGCACATCCTGTAAAGAATCAATCATCTTTTTAAGTTCTTCAACAAGAGAACCTGAACCTTCTGCCCCAAGCAACGCTGAAGTCATCATTGATTTCATTGCAGCTGCAAGATATGAGCTGACTTCCGGTGACATCTGATCTAAGCTAACTTTTATTTGCTCAGTCTTTTCACTTGTAGTTGAACTACTCATTGCATATTCACGTGCTAGTTCTGTTGCAGTCATCAATGAAGAAATTGTTTCTAAATCATGTTCACTAACAAGATTCTCAAGTCTACTAATTGTTTCTTGAGTTTCCTTTTCTTTCTCTTCAACATCCAACCACTTTTGTTTATCCGCTTGATAGAAGAACATATTCTTCCATTTTTCATAGTAGGATGGTGTAGCTGGTAATGTACTGTAGATTGGCCCATCACGTGAAGGTGTTACTGAGATTGTTTCAATCTTAAATACTCGATCTTGCGCAAGTGCAGTCTCGAGGAAATCAGACATTGTTGACACCTCTTCCTTCAACAGCTCAATAGATGGATCTACCGTTACGTTGTCAACTAGTGAACCATCAACAGGTGTTCTGTTTGAAGAATTAGTTGGACCTGAAGAAGTCTGAGAGCCAACAGGGGTCGGATTCGTTGTTTGAGATCCACTACTTGAAGGTGTTGATGCGGTGCCAGGAGAAGGTATTGATGTGATGCCTGGAGAAGGTGAACTTGAACTGCTGCTTCCACCACTTCCTCCACCTCCACCACTTGTAATGAATACACGTCCAAAATCAAGATATTTATCAAGTCGTTCATTCATTGCTATTACTTCCGTAACAACATCTGTGTCTTCAGTTACAAGAGCATCGTACGTGCCTGTTTCGTGGCCTTTGACATGCTGATTAACAATATCTTCATTCTCATTCGCAGTATCAGCAGCGTCTGAGAGTGTTTGATCCTCCACATCATTGAAGTTTGAATTACGAACACCGGCCACCATATCAGATATTGATGTTCTCTTCGATGTTTTTCCTGATGCAGATATTTGTTCTGATAAGAATGGAGTGTAATTCCATCCTCCGCCACCGTTAGGATTAACATTAAAGTTAAATCCCATACCATTGCCACTAAATGCAGCTCCAAGTAACGCTCCTGCTAATGGAATACCATTGGCAAGGTTATACATTATGTCACCGAGATTTGCATGTAAATCCAGGCCGAAACCGCCTGCGAGAACTTGCGGAATTTCAGACATCATATTTGAAGATGCAATCATATTTGCAAGTTTCCACGCAATATAACCACCCGCAGTTGAACCAACGTTCTGAGCTGTTCCAGCTACAACATTATCCATTATTGTGTTAACATACTGAGTGATATGAACACGATCGGATAATTGTCCAAACTGTTTGTTGAGTTCAGACATTGCATCATTGTAAGAACTTGTTAAGTCACTAAGTGCAGCTGTATTTGCAGCTAAAGTTTTCGCAGCCGTTAAGTCGGCAATTGAGAATCCAAAAGTATCTGCAAATGCTGACTTGGTAACCATATTACCTGTTTCAGCCTCCGCAATTTCTTGAAGATACTCAACAACACTCTTTAGCAATGTGTTTGTTGTATCAGGATCAAGCCCATTAGTTAAAATGTCACCAAGATCTTCGCCAACACGTGACGCGCTCATTGCAATTAGATTCATCATTTGAGTATTATTACTCAAATTCTCTACGTCACCTGTTGCAAGATAATTAAAAGCTGTTGCAATTGAACTTACTGTATTCTGATCCATACCAACAGAATACAGTGCACCTAACCATTTCTGTACAATATATTCAAACTCAATTGACATATCACGAGTCATTTGAGAATTTGCGTCAATCAATGCAGCTGAAACTGTTTGAGCCATATCAGTTAAATAACTTGTATCAGTAAAATACTTGTTAAATAACTGTGTTAATGATGCTTCCATACCAAGTCGTGCTGCTGTTGTATCAGCCTGTTGTAGTCGAATTAAGCGAAGAAGATTTGAATCAAACGCATCAAATGTTGAAGCTATACTTTCACTAACTTCACCAAGAAATGCTCGAAGCTCAAGATTATATGCTACACCTTTATCAGACAACTCAACAAGTTTCTCAACCACATTAGCTTGTTTAACATATGGACTAATTCCAACATTATCAGCTATTGTATCAAGTACATCTGAATAATCTTGACCAGTTCCCTGCAAGCGCGCATTTACTTTAGCTTGATATTGATAAAAACTCTTTATTTTCTCTTCAATAAGATCAGGATTAGCAAAAGTGCTAATGAATGTTTTTAAGGTGTTGTTAATGTTGTTTCCGACAGACTCACCGATTTTCCAACCTATTTTATCAAGAAGTTGAGAACCTTGCCTTTTAGTAAACATTCCAAGGGCTTCGCCAGGAGTAGTGTCTGCATAAACTCCCTTCTTCTGAATATCCTCAACACTAGCACGTGTTTCATTGATATCCATAAGTTGTTTTTGTAATGCGTCTAATTCAGCAGTGTCTGTTGTAACTGAGATTTTAGCTTCTAAATTTCTTGCATTATTTTCAAGCTCTGTTAAGTTGTTTTGTAGCTGTTCTGTTGCTTCTTGAGTAAATTCTGGATATGCACGTGCTTCAGCCATCAATAATCTTGAATTTTGTAGAAGCATTGCATTTCCGCGCTGTTCTGCAGCATGACGTTTAGCAGCTAATGATGCTATAATAGATTCTTCATCACGTTTCAGTTCGAGATATTCATCAGCGCTAATCTGATTACTATTTCTTTGCTCTTCAATTAAGGCAAGTTTTACATTATGTGATTCAATTTCAGAACTAAGTTGTTCCTTTATTGCCTTCTCCTCAAGAGCACGTTGCGCAAAGTACTTCCTTTGAGCCGTTATTGTTCCTGATTTAGCAACTTCGGCATCTCTGCGAGCTGTTATTGAAAGTAATCTTTCCTCAGCTTCCGTATGTTGTTTAACTCGCTTTTCCTGAACTGTTTTCTCAAGTTCTTGCTGCTTTTTTGCAATTTTTTCGGCAACTTCTTCTTCGTTAGCAGCAATTTCTTGAGAAGCTTTTATTTTTATATTCGCAATCTTTTTTTGAGCTTTACGAAGTTCATTACCTTCGAGTTTTTGAGTTTTGATTCTATCATTTATAGCATCAATCTCACTTTTACTTTGAAGATTGATCAGCTCAATTGCACGTCGATGAGTAGCAATATCTTCGGAACGTTTGTATTCATTAAGTTCTTTTGTGTTTTTTTCTTGAATTTTTCGTATCTCGTCCTCAACTTGAGCTGCAATTTGTTTTCGTATTGATGCTGTATGTTGAGCTACATTAATTTCATCAAATGAGCCTTGTGGCATTTGAGGTTCTCCTCTCCATCATCGACGTTTCGCTTCCTGCTCTGCTCTCATCTTCTCATACATCTGTTTTTGTCGTTCAAGATCATCGATGATAAATTCAAGTAAATAATTACGTTCAGTTGGCGATACATTTGCACAATCTTCATACGAAGTATGAATATGTTTAGAAATTAAGTATCGCTCTTTTGCAATCTCTTTATATCTTTGTGGTCCGTATGGTTTTCCATCCTCAGTCGATTGAGGGTCCATAGAATTCAGCTGTTGTTCGAAAGTTGCTTTTGTAGTCTAACCTACAAATCGGACAGGTATGATTGATTGATGAATCAATACCAAATGCGTTAACAAGATGTTCAGCACATTTGAGAATGTAGTTTGTATCCATCATTGGCAGTTTATTCAAGAATGGAATAATCTTGAATTCTTCGAGATGCTCTCCATCAATTGTATCAATTAGATACTGTAAAGATAATAAAAATGCAGGGTCACCTTTTAACTGTTGATTCTTACGACGCTCTTCTTTAGAACGGTATGTAATATCATCAAGTATACGAGGTGTCTGCATTCTAAGTTTGATATTTTTACCTGTTGACGGAAGAGTAAATTCAGAATATTTAGTAATATAATCTTTGTCAAATGGAACTACATTCATTGTTTCAAGATCGAGAGTTGATCTATTTGTTGTTCCACAAAATGGG